TATAAGATTTTTATTTTGCCATCAGGTAGAAAAGGATGGAGGAACAATAACTTCGGATAGTAAGTGCGAAAAGGTACTTTCTGATTTTGGAGTTAAAGGTGAGTTTTTTGAAATAGCTAAAATAGTTAAAAATGAAGAAAAAAATAGTTTACATAGCTCATCCTGTTAAAGGAGATGAATACTTTTCTATTGAAGACAATATTCGCAATATAGAAAAGATAGTAAGGCACATAAACTTAACATACAGAGATGTTTGTGCCGTAGCTCCTTACTACCTTGACCTTATCTGTATGAGTGACAATAGCTCTACAGAAAGAGAAATAGGAATGAATAAAAACAAGACTCTTATACAAACAGGAGTGTTTGATGAGATTTGGCTATTCGGTCACAAGTTGTCATTTGGGATGAGAGATGAAGCATTGCAATTTTTGGACTTGGGAAAACAAGTAATTAACAATATAAACAAGATGGTATGAAAGGAAGAGAGTATCAAATAGAACATATCGAGAGGATAATTGAAGCTGTTTCCTCAAAAAGAAAGGTATTGGTTCAATTACCTACAGGTGGAGGTAAAACTGTAATGTTCTCTCTTATAACAAGAAGATTCATTGCAAACTACAAAAAGTCTGTTTTAATAATGGTGCATCGAAAGGAACTTCTAAGTCAAGCTGCTAGGACAATAGAGAAGATAACAGGGATGAAGCCATTTTTGATAACTGCTGAAACCAAAAAATATCAATACGCAAGTATTTATATTTCTATGGTAGACTCCACTATAAATAGGATGCACTTGATGGACAACATCGGTCTTGTTATTATTGACGAGTGCCACATTGCAAACTTCAATAAAATGCACGATGTGTTTCTTGAAGAGTTTATTATTGGATTCAGTGCTACTCCAATATCGTCATCAAAGAAGCAGCCAATGAACAAGTTTTATAACGACATTGTTCCTGGAGTTCAAATATCGGAGTTGATAAAAGATAAGTTCTTGTCACAGGTTGTAACTAGGATGCCAGAAAATGCAGTAGATACAAAGACAATGACAATAAACAAGATGACAGGTGATTTCGACGAGAAGCAGTTGTACTCCGAGTTCGGAAAGTCTAAGAATGTGTTTAATACATTCAAGGCTTATAAAAAGTTTTGCAACAAAGAGAAGACGATAATATTTAATGTTAATATCGAACACTCTAAACAGGTTACAGACTTATTTCAAGAGATGGGAGTTAATTGCAAGCATTTAGACTCTGATTCACATGATAGAGATGAAATATTGCATTGGTTCAAAATAACTCCAGGTGCTGTATTGTGTAATGTAATGATAGCTACAGTTGGATTCGATGAGCCTACAATAAGAAACGTTATACTCAACTACGATACACTAAGCATATCAAAGTACTTGCAGTGCGGTGGAAGGGGAGGCAGAATAATAGATTCAAAACTTGCATTAGAGTTAGGTGACTACGAAAAGTACAACTTTAACATAATCGACATGGCTGCAAATGCCTTGAGATTCGGATGTTGGTCTGATGATAGAGATTGGGAATACATCTTCAATAATCCTGATATTCCTGGAGAAGGAGTTGCTCCTGTAAAAAGTTGCCCAAATTGCGAAGGCATAGTTCATGCAGCAGCTACAACTTGTCACCTTAAAATGCCTGACGGTACAGAGTGCGGATATATATTTGAACGTAGGAAGTACTCTGAAGATAAATTTGGAGATTTCATAGTTGTAACCAAAAACGTTGATATTAATTCTCTTGTGGAGAAGAATATTAAAAAGTATGACTACTACAACTTCTTTAAAATAATAGAATCTTTCGTTGAGGAAATGTACTTGCAGAATAGAAAGTCTTCATTATCCAAAATGCAAAAAGCATTTTCTGCTTGTTACTTGCTTTGCTGCGAGTGGTACGAAAAACAACTTGGTTGGAAAGAAGATTATATAGATACAATAGAAAACAGTACTTGGCACATCAATAGATGCAAAAACTACTTCTACGGTATATTAAAGAATTATCCTTTTGACTTCTACGAAGAAAGTATTGATAAGATTTGCCATTTTTGCAAGTCCACAAACAAAGAGGTAAAGGTTAGCAAATATAGTACAGACCTAGTTTGCGAAGATTGTATAGAGAGAGGATTTTAAACTATTTTTAATATATGCCTAAAGTTAGCTTGTTTGAAAGGGTTAGTGTAATAACTAACCCTACCAACATAGAGTTGGAAAGATATTTAGAAGATACTAGAGATGGCAGATGGGAAGATATTGTTTCTCAGGTTAGAACTGCAAAATCTAAAGAAGAAAGGACTGCTATAAAGAAGACAATGCCAACTTGTTGCTTGTCGGGACTATTTGTTCAAAGGAGTGACAATGGAATACAAGCCCATAGTGGTTATGTAAACATGGACATAGATGAGCTTAATGAGGACTTGGATAGAGTTAAAGAACAACTAAAAAATGACAAATACGTTTACTCTGTATTCATGTCTACGTCAGGGAATGGACTTCGTGTCCTATTCAAGATAAAACCAGAAAAGCATAAAAGATACTTTGACTCTATCTGCTCGTATTTATACTCTACATATAGTATAATATGCGAGGCTTCTGCATCTAATGTAAGCAAGCCTTTCATAGTTAGTTATGACCCTGACTTGTATATTAACTATGAAGGAGTACCAATATTCGATATATTAATTCCCGAAGTCAAAGCTGTAGAAATACTCAAGGTTGTTTATAATCCAACCGACTTCGAGGAGATATATAATAATATAATTCGCAATAGAACAAATATTTGCGACTCTTATGAAGATTGGTTAAAAGTTGCTTTCTCTATTTCTGAGCAGTTCGGAGAAGAAGGTAGAGCATACTTTCATGGAATAAGCTCTATATCTCCAAAATACAATCCTAAAGATACAGATAGACAGTATAATCAGTGCCTAAAAGCAAGAGGACAGAAGAAAGTTAATGTGTCTTCGTTTTACTTCGTTTGTAAAAAGAACGGTGTACCAATTGTAAGCGAGAAGACAAAAAAGATTGTAAAGGCTACGAAAGATGGTAAGCGAGCAGGTCTATCAAAAACTTCAATATTAGCAAATCTTGAAAAATTTGAAAAGATTACCGATGCTGAAGATATGGTATCTAAAATCTTCGATGACGAAACAATAGTTGATGAAGATGCAGAGGACTTGGTATCAATGATGGAGTTGTTTATAGCAGAAAATTACTATCTAAGATTCAATGAAGTATCAGGGTATCTAGAAAACAATAATAAGCCACTATCCGAGAATGACATTAATTCTATCTTTATAAAGATGAAGAAGGTTGTTCAGAAAGCAGACTTCAATACAATGACGAAGCTAATGCGTTCCGACTTTGTGAAGACGTATAATCCTTTCATGGAGTACTTTCATTCAGATGGAAAGCCTTTTATACAAGACCATAAATCAGGGAAGAGTAATTATGAATATGAATCTCCTATAATACAGCAACTTGCATTAACCATAAAAAATGATGACCAAGCTCACACATACTACTTTCTTCGCAAGTGGTTGGTTAGCATAATATCTTCAATGCACGGAGTCCACTCCCCATTGCTGTTTTGCTTACTAGGTAAGGGTCATGGTACAGGAAAGACAGAGTGGTTTAGAAGATTACTTCCTGATGACCTGAAACAGTATTATGCTGAATCAAAACTAGACAAGGAGAAAGATGATGAAATACTTATGACTAACTACATTGTCATAATGGATGACGAGTTAGCAGGTAAAAGCAAAAGGGATACAGAGAAGTTAAAAAGCATTACTTCAAGAGAGTTCTTTTACCTTAGAAGACCGTTTGGTTCTCAAAACGAGAAGTTGAAAAGGCTCGCTGTTCTTTGTGGAACGTCAAACAGACTAGATGTATTAGATAATTCAGACGAGAATAGGCGTATTATAGCCATAAAAGTTTCAGACATAGATAAAGAGTTATATAACTCTATAAATAAAAAAGATTTATTCCTAGAGGCTTACAGGCTATACAAAGAAGGATTTGATTGGAGAGTTAATATTGATGACCAATCGTATCTTAATAAAGACAAAGTTGATTTTGAAATAGATAATGCAGAAAACGATATGATATTTAAGTATTTTGAAAGACCGGAAGAAGGAGAAGATTGTGTTTTAATGACAACTACAGAGATATTGGTAGAAATTGAAATACTCACAAGGGTAAAGTGTAACATTAGATTGCTTGGAGGTATTTTAAACAAAGCAAACTTTGTAAAAAAATCGGTAAGGGGTAAAGATGGTATCTCGCTAAAGCGATGGAAAGTTAAAAAGATTAATAGAGATAATCCTATATATGGTCAAGCCGTATATAACTTAGACAATATTCTTGATATAGATAAAATTAAAGTACAAGATAATGAAGAAGATAAGGGGTTTTAAATCCCTTTTTTTGTGCAATTTATTTTTTGTTTACAATTGTATTGATAAGGGTATAATGTACCATGAAACAGGTTAAAAAGTGCCGTTTTTTGCATTTTTGGCATTATATACCAATAATATAAATAAATAGGGGTTAAATGTTAAAATGTTTTAACTGTTTTTATTTTTGGCATGATATATGTAATATGTTGGCAAAGGAAAAAAAATGCAAATGATGGATAATAGACTTGTAGATGTTAAGATAGACAATACAGAATGGAGTTTAAATATACTCTATGCAAAGTTGAAAATAACGTCACCTACTGGAGTTACAATTAATGTTTATAAGAAGACGTTATTAGTAAAGTCAAACTACGAGTTCCTTATTACATTTTTATCTAACTTTAACAAGACAATTACCGTATCGGTAGAAACATTATTAATTTTAAAAAACTTTACACAATGCTAGTTTTAAACAAAAAAGATTTCAAAAACGATTCTTTAGTTGCTTCATTGAAAGGCAGAAACGTTAGACTTCATCTTAAGTCAAAAATGATTACATTCGGTCAAATAATGTTTGACTCTAGTTTTGAATCTAACTTGTCAAAAGGATTTATCCGCTTCGTTAAGTCTGATGAAAATACTACAGAGATAAATTTGTTAGCAGACAAGACTTCAAAGTTGTTTGCTATCAACGAGATAGAAACTGCAATTGCATACTAATGGATAAAATATACGCAAAAGGAGATATTAAATCCCACTTTAGCAACGAAACAGTTTATGCAAGAGAAGGCGATGAGTTAAAATTTATATTTGAATCAGGAGTTGTACTCATATTAGAAAATCTTGAAACAGGAGTAATATTTGCAACGAGAGCTCATAATATCTCAAACATTGGAAAGGCTAAAATAGAGATTGAGAAGAAACCTGAACCACCTCCTAAGTTTATACAGTTTGAACCTAGAGAGCAAATTATTCCACAAAAGAAAAGCGAGGCTGCGAAGCCAAAGCAAGTAACTAAAGTTAAAAAACCCAATCAGGGAAGTTTATGGTAAGGATAAAAATAATAGAAAAGTTAGATAAGAAGTTCATAGAAGGAAGTTCACTAAAATTCCTGAAGTTGCTTCCTATAGAGTCAATGAAAGATGTAAATGACTGGATGGAAGATTGCTGTGCAAGTCTTTATTACAAAGTAAATAATCGTTGTCTTGTGTTTACTAATAATGATGAGTTGACTTCGCTTCCAATGGAGATTTCGCCATTCTACTCTACTATAGATAGAGATGAAATGTATAAGTTTTTTACTTGTTACGAAAAGAGACTTGAAGACTTTAGCAAGAATGAATATAAGGAGTTTGCTAACCATTTAATGTCCGACTCCTTCAAGGTTGAAAACAATGGAGATTTGCCAACTTCAGATAAGCGTCTTTCGTCTTACATTTCTTACGTTAGCAAGTGGCAATTTACTAATAGGCGTGAGTTTATTGTAGTTGATTTGAAAAATTTTGACTACGATGCGTTCTTAGACATTGATATTCTTTCTTTGTGGAGAGAAGTATTTTTTAATTTTAAACACAAAAATCATGCAGTATCTAGTAATTTATAAATATTCGCTTGGAATAAATCCAACTACTTGGGATTTTAACAAAGGGTGCTTGCAATCTTCGTTTGTTGGAGTAGTTGCTGTGTTCTACGTTAAAGGAAAAAGACCTCCAATAGAGAATATAGCGTCATCAACAAGATTTTATATGCCTACTGAACAAGAGGTAAATGATAACAAAATAAAAAATACAAGATATGTCTTACAGTAAAAGTCAGCAAGAATTTATTGACATTATAGAACAAGGTAAAAACGTTTTCCTTACAGGTAAGGCAGGTACAGGCAAGTCATTTATAGTTAAAGAGGCTATTGCACTCCTAAAGAAAAAAGGCAGAAGGGTAATAGCTGTAGCTCCAACAGGAGTTGCTGCAAATAATCTAGGTGGTGCAACAATTCACTCTACTTTTAATCTAGGTGTTCACGGAGTTGCAGATTTTGATAACTGCCGTTGGATGAAGTCAGAGAAGCGAAGAATGATTGACATGGTAGATACAATATTTATTGACGAGGTTTCAATGCTTAGACCAGATACTCTAGATTCAATAGAGTGGATTTTAAGAAAAAATGGCTGTGACTCGTTATCCACAAAGCAAATTATACTTATTGGAGATATGATGCAGTTGCCTCCTGCAATTGATGAAAATACTAAAGCTGTTTTACTTAGAACATACCCAAACGAAACTTGGGAGTGTGCCAAGATAGTATCAAAACTAGATTTAGTAAATTTGGAATTAAGTGAAGTATTAAGGCAGTCTGATTACGAGTTTATTGAAAATCTTAATATTATTCGTATAGGTGGAAAGTCGCAATACTTTAGGCAGTTCATAACAACCGAGACAAAGGGAGTTATATTAGCTCCCCATAATGAAACAGTGAAGAAGTATAATCAGGTAGGGTTTGACCAAACTCAAGGAACTCCTTATTTATTTAAGGCTGATGTTGATGGTACTACAAAAGCAGAGGACTTTAATCTTGAATCAGAAATAAATGTAAAGGTTGGATGCAAGATAATGTACCTTCAAAACTCGTCAGGTGGTGACTTGGTAAATGGGACACTAGGTATATTCAATGAGAAGGATGGAAAATTCTTCATTACAGTCGGAAAGGTTGATTACGAGTTAGAGCGTACAACCTTCAAGAAGAAAGCGTATGTATTAGACCATAAAACTAAAGACTTGGTATTAATGGAAGTTGGAAGTATAACTCAATACCCATTCAGGTTGGCTTTTGCTCTCAGTATCCACAAGTCACAAGGATTAACGTTTGACGAAGTTACAATAGACTTAACAAGACCGTGTTTTGCGAAAGGTCAATTGTATGTAGCAATGAGTAGAGTAACTTCACCTAAAGGATTAAACATCATAATTTAAAACAATAAATATGGCAAGTGTAGCATTAATGGAGTACTTTAAAAAGATAAGAAGGAAACAGACAGAAGCATCAGAGTTGTTAGAGTCTTGGGACGTAATGTACGACTCTTTAGTAAACAGCGACCGAAAGGTAGAGTTGCTCCGAATTGAGAACGAAAAGTACGTTGAAAAACTTCGTGACTCCCAAGAGAGATACGATAGTGTAGAATCTGAACGAGCTGAACTTTGTAAGGATGGCTTGAAAATTGTGAAAGTTCTTGAAGATATTAGGAAATTTGCAGAAGAAACTCAAAACGAATCACTATTAAAATTTTTACGAGATGGAATTTAAGCAATCAGAAGCTATAAAGTTAGCTTCGCAATTTAGAACATTGTCATTACTTGCAGATAAGCTAAACGATGCTTGCAAGGAAGAAAGAGGACTTGTTGAAGTTAGGATTTCTATGATGAAGCACCAAACAAAAGAAAAAAAGGAAATAGTCTTCTCTGTTTACGATGGAATAATGTGGACTCCTTCATACGGAACTTTTGAAGAATGTAAAAAACATCTTGAATCACAATTTTAAAATTAAAAAAATGGCTAGAATTACAGTTAAAATGCTTGAAAAAAAGCTAGAAGAAAAGGTTGTTGAAAATATAGAGTTGAATACTAAGTTGGCAGAAGTGTGCATTTTACTCGATTCCACAAAGAAAGAGTTAGAGGAATCAAAAGCCAGAGAGTCTTCAACAAGAGCTGACCTTCTATTCACTAACAAGGAGTTTATCGAAAGAAGTAATAAGGTGTTAGAATTAACTATTGAGTTAGATAGTGCAAAAATTCTCGCAAAGTTAATTACTAAAGAAAGAAATAATCTTCAGGACGAAATTGCTGCTAAAAAGCAATCTATAGAGCACTTAGAAGAGCTCAATGAAATGCTTTCTAAGTCATTTGCCTCAATGCACATGAGAATAGTAAAGCGTGAAGTTGTTATCGGAGTTATGGCATTAACTTCAATTATTTTGGCAATCATTTTATTTAAACACTAAACAAGCGGAGACTTAACTCGCATAACACATGAACATCAAGCAACAAAAGGCAGAGATAATGGCTGCCGTAATTACAACTATTGGGTCTGGTAACCTAGAGGAATGATTGAAAAAAGCTTCAGAGTATGCTGATGCAATCCTTTCTTCTTGTGGATTGCTAGATACTGATAACCTATGGCACAAGATGTCAGAATCTCCTGAAGAACAAGGATTGGCAATTGTTACCGATGACGGAGGCGGTCGCAGGGCTTCAAAAAACTTTATTGGTAACTATGAATGTGGAAGGTGGAGTCATTATCCATCAGGAATCAAGTTTATTAATCCTGTAAGGTGGGCTTACATAAGAACTCCTGATGGAGCAACAATATAGAAATCAGGGTATAGCCAAATATTTTTTAAATTGGGAGTGTCATCAAGCACTCCCACTAATTAATTCAAAATGAGAGTAACAATAGTAGATGACGTAAACAATCAAGAAATAGAATTTCATGGAGATGTTTCTATGGATTGGGAAGATGTTGATGGAGGTGAAGCTTGGGGTGCAAAGTTCAGCCCAAGTAAACGCCAAGTTTATATTTGCAATGAAATAACATTTACTTGTGAATTAGAAGAACTTGCAGACGTTGCAAAATATCTTAATGACCAATATGACTATATAGAAGGATTATTAATCGCCAAAGCTAGTAGCTAGGCATAACCGCCGAAAGGCACAAACTCAAAAATTATGGCAAAGATTATCACATCGCTCAAAATTAGCGAAAAGGAAGACAGAGAGTTGCAATTGCAGTACGCAAAAGAACAACACAAGAACGAAGTCTATAAAATGTCCGAAACAGTTGTTGGGATACATGAAGTAGCAATACAGACAATAGCGTTCAAACGTGAAGATTGGAACAAGATGGTATTAGACCTTTCTTTCTTGATTCCACAAGAAAAGAAGAGAAGGTTCATGGAAATACTTAATAAATACTAGATTATGACAGCTAATCAAGCTAAAATTTACATTGGGCAATCTATAAAAGTTTATTATGATGAAAATAATATAGATGTAGAAATAGAGTCAATATATAATGGGATGTTTGAAGTTAATAATGGTAATGGCATATATTTAAACTTGCTCCCAGAATCAATTCTTCGTTCACTCGATACAATTACTGATGAAGAGCTTATTGCTCTAGCAAGGCTGAATGAACCCGATGGCTCTTTTCTTGCGGAAGAGCATTTTTCCATTCAACGTTACTCTATCACACATTCATTAGTTAGGTACAAGAAGGTAGTATTATTAGATACTCGCATACGCAAATACACGCCAGCTCAATTTGAGTGGTTAATTTCTCACAACTTTAATATTTTTAATTATGAATAACAATTTCAAGCCATTAGGCGAACCCAAGCACAAGCCATTAGGCAAATTCGAGTACCCACCAATAACATCAACAGTTGCAAATGCAATGATAGACCAGATGAGTGCAAAGCAGTTTAAGTCTTCTTCCGCAAAAGAAAACGTTATAGCACCGCCATTTCGCAAACTTATTCCATTAGTAGGTGAACGTGAAGATTGCTGCAAATATGCGATAGATAACCCTTGTCCAAAAGGCTTGTCGTACATCTTTCTCGATTCGGTCACTGGAATTAAAGGCAAGAACTTCGTTCGCAAAGCTACCGTTGTTACAACTCACTCAGATTATTCTCACCTAGTAAATGCAATCAATGATGCCTTCAGCCAATCGCACTAGTCGCCAATCGCCTTCACTAGCCCGCACTAGTTACACATCTTTCAACAACCGAGTAAGGGAGCTTCAATCGAAGCTTCCTATATTCCAACCTGATTGTGGTGAGTTAGTCATCATCCCTCTCGTAGTATTACAAGGCTACACAGAGCCATCAAATGAATGGCAACTCGGATTCAGTGATGCGATAACTCATGTTCGCAAACAATCAATTTCTCAGTCACAATTGAGTACTTATCACGAGTCATATACAGATACGTTGTGTAGCCCTTGCTTAACTTTGTGTTCTCCGCCAATACTAGCTATTTTCCACAAAGAAGAAGGATTCCCTATACCGAGCTCGGACTCCACTTCGAGTTCGCATGGATACTTCCATATCGAGAAAACACGTTCACTGAAGTTTTTATTGCAAGACTTGTTACATCTTCTTCCTTTGGGGAAGATTGATAAATTTGGTGATATTCTAGTTAAATATGGGCTTAATGAGTTTGATTAGGCGTGAAGACTTGGCATCTACACGTTAGCATTCCTTTAACACTGCCATATTGTCAAGACAACATTTGTGGTAAGTGGTCACTGGATGCAAAAAGTGGTAATATGTATTTTTTTTTATATAACCACAATGAAACCCTTAATGTATATACATTCCAATGACTTGTGGTTAGTGGTAACATGTTATTTTTTAAATAGCCGGACAAAAGAATTTAACATTTCCTTAACAGTTAAAGAAATGTTAACTAGAGTACTAGTAATATTATCTTGTTAGAGTATCAATAATAGTATCTTGTTAGAGTGTAGTTGTTTTTATGGTCAAAAATATTATGTTATTATTTATTTATTTTTGCTATTTCCTCTTACCACTTACCACAAATTTCTGAAACCCTTATTCAGTAAGGATTTCATTGTGGTTACATAAAAAAAATGTAATATAACCACTTTTGGGTTTCAGTGACCACATATTATAAAAAATTGTTGGAACGTATATACGGTAAGGGTTTCAGCGGTTACAGTGCAAAGGGGCGTACCGTTGTTTATGTTACCTCGCCCCACCCCACTTTGAGCAGTAAACTGTAAAAATAGTAAAAATGTGGTTTATATATGGTTACTGAATGGTGGTATATGTAATTTTAAACCGCATACAAACGATTAAAAATACATTTGCGTATGTTTGGATTAAAAACAGTATATTTGCCCTTAATAGGGCTAAAAAGTGGCATTTTGAACGTTTACACAAATTAACACAAATTAACAATTGTACAACTCATGGCACAAGATACAGAAGAAATTACACAAGATAAGCAAGTTGCTAACTTGGGAATACCTCAAATAGCAAAAAGATTGCCTAAAGAACCTGATGAGTTTACTCCAATCTACAAAACAGATGACATAACTCAGATGGCAAATAAGATACTATACAAGTTCAAAATTGGACAATCTTGTACTATAACTGGAATGGTAGTTTCAGAAAATGGATATTATAGGAATGTGACTCAGGATGACATAATGGCAGACGTAGATATGAAGAAGAAAGGCGAAGTAGTATTGTCAATAGTGAAGACTAAGCAGAAATCTCAATCTAAGGAATTTGGATTTAAGGTAGGAGAAGATACAAGGGTTTCGATATGGAGGAAGATATAGAGTTGCGTGAAGCTGATTTGGAGCTATTATCGGTGAATCTTTTCTTTTGTGGAATAGCTCCGCAGGAATTTAAAAATAGTGAAATGGGGGAATGGGTATCTCTTGAACGGCAAAAGCAAAAACAAAATTATGACTGAAGAACAAATGCAAGCAGAATGTTTCCAATGGCACTGGAATGAGTATATTGAAGAGAGGCGAATGTTGTTTCATGTTCAAAATAACTCCCATTCAAAAAGAACGGGGTCTAAACGTAAAGCAGTAGGAGTTGTGTCAGGTGTAGCAGATATGGTAATTATAACTCCAGGTCGTGTGACGTTTATTGAACTAAAAGTAGGGGCTAATCGACAAAGCGATGAGCAAAAAGACTTTCAGATAAAGCTGATTGAGCGTGGAGTATGCTACTATGTAATTCGTAGCATAGAAGATTTTAAACATCTAGTAAAATCATTGTATGAGCAAAAGTAAAACATACGGAAAGCGTCTATGGGAGATAGTTCGTGATGGGCAAACAAGAATAAGTAACACCCCAGAAGACTTTTGGAATCAAGCTTGTGAGTACTTTCAGTGGTGCGATGAGTCTGACATGGAGATAAGGGACTATGTTACGTCAGGAAAGACAGCAGGTTCAGAGTACAAGCGAAAGAATGACAGACCTTACTCTATTATGGGACTATGCTTGTACTGTGGTATAAACATGAAGTATTTCAATGACTTGATGGATATGCCTGATGACAATATGTACAAGATAGTAGCTGAAAGGATAAGTTATATTATACTCGAGCAGAACTTCAGCAATGCTGCAATTGGAAACTATAGTGCATCATTTATGAATAGGTTGTTAGAAAACTCTAAGCCACCTACTCCTACAAAAGCTATTACGGTAAACATAGTATCTACTGGAAAATCATTGGAAAATAGCGAGTATATTGACGCTGAAGAAGTTATTGAACCTAATGAAGACTTTTCTTAAAGTGAAAATAAAAATGAGTTTCACTTTTGGAGAATTTTCGTGTGCCGCAAGCCGAAAAATAGAGAAGTCCACAAGTCTACTAGGGTAGTAGGTTACTGCCGTATTGGGTGACTGTAGCAGTTCAGTATTAGGCTACTGTAGCAGTTGTGTGTTATATGTTATACATGGTACTATGTTTTGCATGATATGACATTTGCAATTATGGCAGTTGTTCCAACTGCCTGCATGCACACGGGTATCATATATTATAAGAGAAATGACTAGCCCCCTTAAAATGGCACTTTTTAGGCTATTTGCGACACTTTGGAGTCTTTTGTGTATATTCATAAGGATTGACTAGCGAAATGCCAAATTTGGGAAAATGACTCGTTAAGCGTTTAAGCAATGACTCTATGACATGATATTTTGTCGTGAAGTCCTTTTGGCATGGTATTGGATAGGTCGCCGTCAATCCCGATAAAACAAGGGGGAGGTTATATTATGAAAAAAATAGATGTAAACAAAGCAATTAATTTAAAAAGATGTTTGCCTAGTGTAAAAGATTTCTATGATGTAATGTTATGGGCAAAAAAAAGGGATAATGAAACATTTTATGTTAATACGTTACAAACATTTCAAAGGATAGGGGGAGCTTCTCCATTTGTTTTAAAACGTGTAATGTTATCAAGGTATTATTCTTTAAATTCAAAAAACATATAAAATGAAAAAAGTAAATTTGATTAAATGGCTAGTTATCGGGATACTATTAAATTTAATAGTTGTATTATTAACTTCATGCAGTACAGAAAGATGTACTTCTAATTATTATCATTATACAATGATGAAATATCATTCAAATATTAGGTATTAAAAAAAAGTTTGGCACGATACTTGTAAACCTATTAGCATCACCGAAAGGGTGAAAAGTTCTTTGATATATGGATTTATTTATATGTGTAGTTGTACGCAACTGATAATTGACACATTTAATATCTTATTTTTTTTAACCGTGGTACAAACGTAAATCCACACAACACTAAGTAAAATGGCAAAGGAAACAACAACAGCAACAGCAGCAGCAGCAAAAGAAACAGTAGCATCTGAAACAGTAGCATCTGAAACAGTAAAGGATACAAGTCCAAAATTAATCGAATTGGAAGAGAAAAAAGAAACTTCCGAAAGAGCAATGAAGGAAAGATGGATAGCAGCAAAAAAGCAACTGGCAAAGGATTTAGAAAGTGACGAATTTCAAACAGAATTATCAGACTCGCTGAAAGGTTCAAAAATGGTTGAAACTGGCGAAAAGGATGAAAAGGGGAAACCAGTATCTGTTAGGGTATTTACGGATTACCTAATTGAAAAAGAAATAGCCGCTGAAGTGTTAAACATTAAAAAGGCAATTGAAAGCGAAAGGGCAAAAGTCGAAAGTGATAAAAAAATTGCAATCGGTGAGGCTGCTATTGAAAAAAGGGCTGTTAAATTAGCACTTTTTGATATGGCAAAATTCAAAGTTGAAAACCTAAGAAGCGAAAGAGGTTTTGACCCCGCAAACACTTCTGATGAGTACAAGGGAGCAGTAATTGCAGAAAATGATTCATATATTGAATTTACTGCGGCGCAAACAGAATTACACAATTTGTTCCTAGGTTCTGTGAAATTGCCAACAAAACCAAAAGATGAAATCGTAAAAAGTGGCGAAGGTTCAACCTTAAGAGATGGAAGCATAAAAAAGGCAATTGTAAAGGCATTTACTGATGTATGGGATTTAAACCCAACTCCAGAGAATTATGCAGCTGCAAAAAAGGCAGCTGATGCAGTTAAACCCGACAATGTAGGTCAGGTTTATAATGCACTTTCTGAATATTATGGTGAAGCATTTAAAGGAATGAACCCAAAAAGTAGAGGATAGGTTATATAGGTAATTTATAAGGGGGCAAACGTAATGTTGCCCCTTTTTTTGTGCCTATTACTTTTGCAGTATAAACCAATTACACACAATGCCATAAAACGGTACTTTTTAACCTATTTCACGGCACTTTTGACCGTTATTAATATGTTTGTATTGATGCAATATTATAGGGAAAATTTGATACATTAGAATAAACATACATTAAATTGATAATATGTAGATAGGTACTGATTAACGAAAATGTAGCGAAAGGTTACGAAAAAAAATAGTAAATTTGTGCTTCAAACAAAATTTTTCAAATTTAGGTTTGTCGTCTTACCCACCACACATTTCTCTAACAAAATTTCCAAACTTTTCATCTCCACCCAATCAACCACCAACAAGTTTCACCAGTTTCAAGTCTTCTCCCTGAATCCTTTTCCTTTGTGGATACTCTTTTCTTGTGGAAGTTAATCCATAGCGAGTATAACTATAGCGAGTTAGAATACTGTTAAAGGAATGTTAATAATAAAAAATAGTTTGTTTTGTTGGTTATTATGTTGTAAATTGTGCTTTCTTTGCGTGATGAACGGCAGTATTATCTTGACGGAAACTCTACGAGAGCTACGTTACGGAACAAGGCGAATCACTCATCAGGGAGGTCAGAGCTCAGGCAAGACCGTAAATATACTGGGTGCGTTAGCTACGTTGGCTGCCGAAGAAACAAGTGGTGTGACTACTGTAACCGCAAAAAGTTTTCCTATTTTAAAGGGAGGTGCTATTAGGGATTTCGAGATGTTTGTTTATCCTACTTTTAAGAGTGCTATTTCAAGTTATCACAAGACAGACCACCTGTTCACGTTCAAGTCTGGTTCGCAAATCGAGTTTCGTGTTTTTCAAACAGAGCAGGATGCGAGAGGAGCTAAAAGAAAAAGATTGTTTGTAAACGAGGCAAATAGCTTTGACTGGCTTACATTTTATCAGTTGGATTCGAGAAGCGAACAGAGTATAATTGACTACAATCCTTCAATTCGATTTTGGGCTCACGAAAAGATAAATGGACTGCCAGATACAAGATTCTTTAGGTCTTGGCATGAACACAATCCATTCTTGAGTGAGCAGAAACATGCTGAAATAGAGAATAATCCTGACCCAGAGTTATGGAAAGTATATGCAAGAGGATTGACCGGAAACGTGATGGGCTTAATCTTCCCTAATTGGATTCAGATTGACGATTGTGACTTCCCGGATGTAGATTGTATATGGGGAATTGACTTCGGGTTTACAAATGACCCAACAGCTTTAGTGAAGATTTGCAGAATTGGGAATACTGTATTTTTGCACGAGTGTTTATACAAACCCGGAGCTAGTCCAGAAGAGATTAAAACTGCATTGGTTACAAATGGGTATAGAGAAGACCAACCATTATTTTGCGAGCATGAACCTAACATGGTGAAGTTACTAAGGTTGATTGGAGGAATAACTTGTTTACCAGCAAATAAAGGAGCTGGAAGTATAAACGCAGGTATAGAGATGTTGAAAAAGATGAAAGTTTGCTATACAGCAAGCTCTCGTAATATAAAGTTGGAAACATCTCAATATATTTGGCTAATTGATAAGCAGGGAAATACAACAAACGTACCAGTAGATAGAATGAATCACACTTTGGATGCGACAAGATATGGTTGTTATACGAGTTGGATTAGGAGATAATAAACTTGGCGTATCCTCTTTCTTTGTGGAAAACCGCAAAACTTACGTATTATGGAAGAAAAGTATATTGAGTCTAAGGACTACTGCGAAACTTATTTAAGACTTCAGCAAAGAGGTCAGAATGTAGACTTGGTTAAAATACTAAGTGAACTAATTGATGGAAACCATTTAATTAGCAGAGATACTAAGGAAATAGCAGAAAAGAAAATAGTTGAACTCTTAAGCATAATTTAAAATGGCATTTTGGAGTAAAAATAAATCGGAAGGGTCAAAAGAGCTTGATGTTGTATCAAGTGCTAATTCTAAGGAATTAGAAACTAGAGATGCATTATCTTTAGCTCCAGACTACACAGAAGGACGAAATAATCTTTTTGGTAGTATAGCTAAGCAATTGGCTACCCTTGGCGATGGATATAGTTTTATTCCAATTGACGGAAGTGGTGGTATTCAAGACTTGACAGGTAATATAGATGCACAATGGCTAGGATTAGAAACAAGACCTATGCAATACTGGGCTTATGTTTATTGTTCTCCTCTTGGAGGTGTAATAGACCGTATTGCAGAAGCTGATACAAACGGAAGGATTTGCCTAGTTGACGAGAAAGGAGTTCCAAAGAAAAGACGCACTCCTCAAGAAAATAGGATACTTAGTCTTTTAGAGCAACCTAACCCATTGCAAACTTGGGAAGAGTTTAATAGCCAACAGGTTGTATTGTGTAAGATATTCGGATTCTGTCCAGTGTTTTGTATATCTCCGGCAGGTATGGATAAGAGTTGGACTAAGTACATGTGGAACTTGAATCCGTATTACTGCCAACCTCAATTCAACTACGAGTTTGATATGTATGACCCATTGAAGTCTAATCCTATCAAGGAGTGGAGAATTACAATTTTTAGTAAGAGTTACACAATACCTGCCGATGATATACTTCTAGTTAAAGATGGATATATTGACTCGCAGATTGCAAATATGGGATTGCCTACGAGTAAGGTAGCTGGATTGGACTACTTTGTATCTAATATATGTGCAGCTATGGAAGCTGACAATGTATTGCTAAAGAAGAAAGGTCCTCTAGGAGTTTTTTCACATGACCCGAAGCCAGATATGGCAGGATGGGTTCCTCTAAAGGAAAACGAAAAGAAAGAGTTGCAGGGAGAACTTGCAAGGTACGGATTAAGTTGGGGTCAATTACAATATGTTATTTCAAAGACTCCATTAAAGTGGAATCCAATGTCTTTCAAGGTTTCTGAATTAATGACTAAGGAAAGTGTACGTCAAGGTATAGATGGTATATGCGACAGATTTGGATACCCTGCGGAGTTAATGAGTGGTAAAAACGCTACTTATGAAAATAGAAGTTCAGCAGAGAAGTTCTTGTATCAAAACAACATCATTCCTTTTTCTTTGCGGAGAATGGCTCGATATAAGAAGTTTTTTGGTATAGATGGAATACTTTCAATGGACTACAACCATTTGCCAGTATTGCAGGAAGATATAATGAAAGCAGGTCAAGCTAGAAACTATCGTTCTCAGTCATTGCTTATTGACTGGCAAGCAGGAATGATAACATGGAACGAGTACAGGGTATTATCAGAACTCGAACCTCAAGAAGGAATGGACATAAATATTCACGAGTACAATAAAAAATTTGGAATAAATGAGCAAGTTACAACTCCACCCAAAAATCCTCCAGTTGCGAAATAATTTAGGTTCTACACCTATATTATATTCAACTAGAGCAAAGGCGTTGCCTCAGCCAAAAGAGATTAGGGCAAAGTCTACAGAAGGAGATAATCCTAGATTGCTTAGACAATATTTTGCAATATGGGGAGTTCCTGATGACTACGGAACAGTTCCAATTAAGGGATGTTTCTCTAAGAGCATAAACGAGCGAGGACCAAAGTCAAATTCGTCATTCAAGATGCCTGCATTATATATGCACAGGCAAGCTGACTCGGTTGGACTTCCTTCTTTTCTTGTGGAAGACGAAATAGGGCTGTATGCAGAAGTTCCAATTTTAGAAGGAATACAAGTTGCAGACGAACTTGTTATTCGGCACAAATCTGGAACTTGCAACAATGGTTCTTATGGGTTTGACTACATTTGGGATAAAATGGAGTATGACGATAAAAANGATGTTATACTAATGAAAGAGTGTGACCTTTACGAGATTTCATTTGTAACAATTGGAGCTCAAACTGAAACATTCGGAGTTAGAAATTCAGAAGGATTGCTAGTTGATGACGAACTAGATTCTGATACAAAAATGTTTATAAAATCTTTGCCAAAAGCAAGGAGACTTGAAATCAGGAGTTTAATTGACAGACATATATCACTTGCTAAATTGCAGCCGACAAAATCACTGGAAGAACGCAAGCCGAACACTGAAGTCATTGACTATAACTATTTACTTAATAATTTAAAACTTTAAAAATGAAAAGAAAGTTTATTATCTTGTTTTTCGACCCAAATCCAGAAGATAAGGGAGGTGGAGATGTTCGAACTCAAGAGCAATTACTTGCTGCAATCCAAGAAAGGATTAATACAGCATTGTCTACAAGAGCCACAAAAGACGAGTTGGCTGAAATACGAAACTCGCAAAAAGAGTCTTTGAAAGACTTTCCATTAGATGCACTTCGTGCTATGGCTGATGATAAGACTGGAGTTATGTCAATGTTGGCTGCTCAGGGTCTTGAAATCACAAGACTTTCTCAGAAAGTTGCTAATGGTGAAACCGAAAGACAAGATATGTCTATTCGTGGTCAAATCAAGTCTTGGCTTGAATTGCCTAACGATGAAGGACAAGAAAAAGGTCATGGTCTTACAGTTAGAGAAGCAGTTGCAAAAATCAAGGCTGGTAACAAAGTTGACTTAAGACCTTTGGAAATTCGTACTTCTCCTACATTGGTAGACCCAATGACTCCGACTACGATGTATCAAGGTTCTGTCTATTTGCCTAAGCCTGAGATTCAGCCTGGTATTATAGACATCGTTCGTGTACAACCAACGTTTTGGGATTTCTTGAAGAAGGGTGCTACTAACTCGGCTGCTTATGTATGGGTTAATAAGAGTTTGCCAGCTGGAAGTGGTGAAGCTGCTTTCATCGCACCTGGAGTTTATAAGCCAAATATCAAGTTTCAAATTGGTACTGAAATCTCTAACGCAAAGAAAATTGCAGCAAGCGAGAAAGTAGCTATCGAGCTTTTGGATGATATTGATGGTCTTGCTTCTTGGGTTGAAGATGAATTGATGTATCAGTTGAAAATGAAGTTGACAAAAACTTTACTCACTTCAGATGGTGATAGTACTACTCCTAAGGGTATTACAAATTACGGAGTTGCTTATGCAGGTGACGTTCTTGGAATTGAAACAACTCAGCCAAATAATTGGGATGTAATCAAGGCTTGCGTTACTCAGTTCGAAGCTACAAACTTCACTGGATACCCTGTTACAGCTTTCTTGAATCCAGTAGATTTTGGAAACATGGTTATGACTAAGGCTAACAATCAAGGTCAAACTTTCATTCCTCCAGTTACTGGAGCAACTATCGTAAAAGATAACAATATCCCTCGTGGGTATATCTTGGTAGGTTGTATGGATTTGTACAAAATCTTAATCTACAAGGGTTTCACTATGATGTGGGGTCTTGAAAACGATGACTTTACGAAGAACCTTCGTACTGTTATTGGTGAAATGAGGTTGCATCAATGGGTTTCAGCTAATCATAGTGGAGCATTTATCTACGATAAAATCTCTAATATTATTGATAAGTTAGAATTGCCCGAGCCTGCTACTCCTCCAAC